GTCCTGTTGAAGGTACCTGGGTTATTGGATTCTTCCTTGATGGGGAAGATATGCAACAACCGGCTATCTTTGGAACTATTTCTACTAAAGCAGCTAAGAAAGCATTTTCAGTACAAGAAGAAAAACCATCTGTTTCAAATCCTAATGATGGTATCCTTAAAGACAGTTCTGGCAACCCAGTAGTAGATGGACAAGGAGAGCCTGTGCGCGCAGGTACCCCTTCTGTAGAGGGTTGGGAGCTAGGCCAAACGTCTGAGAAGTATGAATCAGGTGGTAAAGGACCTGGTACAATTAATGCATACAGCGGTGCTGCTGGCGGAGATCTTGGCGGGGCATCTTACGGTACCTATCAGCTAGCTTCCTTCCTACCTGCTGTAATGACTAATGGTAAGGCAAGACCTTCTGCGAAAAATTCACCTGTAATTCAGTTTTTAAATACCTCTAAGTTTAAAGATAAGTTTGCAGGCTTAGAGCCCGCAACTGCCGCTTTCGATGCTAAGTGGTCAGAGATTGCCAATACCTTTAAAGAAGCGTTTAAAAAAGAACAACACGACTATATCCAAAAGAAGTATTATGATGTTGCAATAGCTAATTTACAGCGTCAGGGTTTAGATATGGTGAAATACGGGCCCGCCGTTCAAGATCTAATCTGGTCAGGTGCTGTACAATTTGGACCTGCAAATACAAGAGCATTTACTGAAGCATTAAGAGACAAAAGTACATTAACTGATAAAGACATTGTTACTCTGGTCAGTGAATGGAAGATTAACAATGTAGATACGTTATTTAAATCTAGTTCAGAATCTATCAGAGCTGGTGTTAAGTCTCGCTTCCAATCCGAAAAACAAGCTTTACTGAGTTTAATTAAATAATGGATCCATTAATTACAAAACAAATTCAAGGTGTACTTGAGAACAATATCTTTAATAAGATTATTGCTCTTAACCTTAACATCCCTAGTCCTGTCCTAAGAGCTATAATTTCTAGAGTAGCTGAGGTTGGGGCTGTAGATATAGTTAAACAAGTTACTCTTAACTCAAATAAACAACTTACAGATATACCTAAAAATATTATTGGGTCGGTTAATCCTGTTAATATTACTAACAGTAATAATGGTCCAGGTCAAATTAGTAGTAACATTGATGGTATTATACAACAGCAATTACTCTTACAGACAACTGATAAAATTGTAACTAAACTACAGTCTCAATTAAGACTTGCCTTGCCTACTGATAAGTTGGGTATTATTAATTTTGATAGTCTTGCTGCAAGCCTGATACAAGGCATTACACCGACTGTTGGTAAGACAATCTCTACTGCTGTTAACAGCTTTACTGATTCTATCTTCAGCAAAGGTCAATTACCTAAAATAACTTCTAATAGTATTGAGTCATTTTACAGCTCGTTATCCCCTGAAGAGGCATTAGCTAAAACAGATGAGGTATTTGTATCTAGTGCTGCTAATAGCGCACTTTCAGAAGCTAAGAGCTTTGATATTAATTCAACTACGAATGCTGAGAAGCTAGAAGTATTAGATAAAGGCTTTACAGATCCTAATGCAAATTACCCTACAAAAGAATATGCTGGTATTTCTGAAACTAATAAACTTGCACAAGGTGATGTTAGAGGTACGGTAGTCCAAGAAAAAAATAATAACCGAATGTTAGGTGCCAAGTTACCGGGTGGTGAAGCTTGGGATGAACCTGAATCAGCTTTCCGCGGCGCCTATCCGTATAATAAGGTAACCCAGACTGAATCCGGTCATATTATCGAGATGGATGATACACCGGGCTCCGAACGAATTCACATATATCATAAGTCTGGTACCTATGTAGAAATCGATGCAAATGGCTCCATGGTAAAAAGAACAAAGGGTTCATCATATGAAATTATTGATCGAAATGGAAAAATATCTATCGCAGGCCGTGCAGACATTTCTGTTAACGGTGCTTGTAATATCTTTGTTGGTAATGATGCAAATATCGAAGTCGAAGGAGACGTAAACCTAACGTGTCATAATGATATTACTGCCATGGCAGGAGGTACATTGAACCTTTCTGCAACAGAAGAAGTTAATATTACAAGTAGTAATGTCAATATACAGGCTTACAATCTAATGAATTTAAGTTCAAATGTTCAACTTAATCTTCATTCTACTTACAGTGTAAATATGTCTGCAAATGCAAACGTACATATTGATTCTGTAGATGTATTTCAAAATGCTACTACCAATTATAATCAGGCAGATAATATTCATATTAAATCTAACGAAGGTATCTTTGTAGAGTCTGATACTGATATTAATATAAATGCTGGAGGGGCTTTAAATAACCAGGCAGGTGGCGCAATTAGTAATCAAGCCGGTGGTGAATTTAGTGCCGATGGTGGCGCTGTACATTTAAATTCTGGTAACTCAGTAGATGCAGAAGTTGCTGAACCTAGTGAAGCAGCAGTATTAGCAGGTATTTCTAATATCGGTATTATGTCTGGTCGTAAAGATATTTCTAGTAACGATAAAGATGATCCTTTAGTGCTTTCTCTTGCTGATAGTAGATCTATTGCACTAGAAGAAGAAACTCAAACCCCCGATGACTTTAATACCCAAAAGAACTTAATTATTAGTGAAGGTTTTGCTAATGCAGCAGACTTAAATGAAACACCAACGGCTACAGAAAGCACATCGGTACAATCTGAGCAAAGCAATTTTGTTGAACCAGACCCTAAATTAAAATCCGTAACTCAGCTTCCAGGTAATTACAATCTATCTCCTAACTTTACTGTTGAGATGCTATCTAATAAAGCAGCAGTTACGCGTGACACTATACAAGGCCATGCAGGAGCTACGTATGGAGATATTGTTTTTAATCTTCAAGCCATTGCTCTTAATGTGCTAGAACCTATTAAGAAAATTTATCCTAATATGTTTGTTACCTCTGCTTTCCGAAATCCAGGAAATGCATCTAATGCTAAGACCTCCCAACACCCACTCGGTCAGGGAGTAGACATACAATTTAAAGGAATTACTAAAAAAGAATATTACGAAATAGCTACTAAACTGGCTAAGGTTATTAAATATGATCAGATGATATTAGAGTATTGTAGCTATGCCAAAAACCCGTGGATACATGTATCTTATTCTGTTAAGAATAGAAGTCAAGTATTAACATTCTTTAATCATAAAACCCACTCCCAGGGTCTGACCCAATTGGCATAATGGCGAATGAATTCGTAACAATAAATACATCAAATGCTACTGGCTTTGTTACCGTCAGCCCTGATCCTGCACTTGTCTTAACTAATGATGGGGAATCAGCTCCACCTAATTCATATATACCTACAATATATGGCGGTCAAACTATTTCAATTGATATAGGTTTTAATATTGTATACCCAATAATGCCAGAGGGTAATGTTGTATCAGCACCTGCAACTTCAGTAACTGCTTTATATGATTTTACCGCTAAAGGTATAAATGTTACATATCTTGGTAATGTAGTCAGACTTTCTGGTACCTATTCAAGTACCTTTGATGGTGAGTTTTATCAATTTGTATTTAATGACGGTACCCTAAAAACTTTAGAACCTGATACTACAGAAGATTTTAAAGCGTTAGTTCGTTATGAAATGCCAAATCCGGTAACTCAAAACAATCAATATGCATTCAGTGTTACAGGTCCTGGGGAAACAGGAAATGTTACATTACAAGCCAATGTTGGACAATGGGTTGTTTGGCGGTACCAGACAGCTGTTACCAATGTTCAAACACTTGTTAGCCAGGGGATATAATGCCAGCAGTTAGTAGACAAGGTGATTCGGTACTATCTCCAGATGGAACTGGGTTTAAGTGTCGCATGCCAATGAAGACGTCTGTAGGACAGGTAAATTCTAATGAGGTATACGCCAACGGTATTTTAATTGTAGTTCAAGGTAACCAAGTTGCCCCGCACCCTAAATCGGGTTGTATACCGGATACATCGACGTTAAGTTCGTATTCATCCAAAGTATTTGCTGGTAGTCTGGGAATAGGTAGAATAGGTGATCAGTACTCAGATAATCTTATAACTCAAGGGTCACCAACTGTATTTGCAGGTTAAAAAAATAGCATAAATATAAACATGGCTACACGAAATACCAGACAATATTCAGATTTTAATCTTCTTTTCTCTTCTCATCCTGTAACTGGTGATGTTGCTAGAAAGAACGATGAGGAAGCTGTTAAGCAATCTCTTAGAAACTTAATTTCTACGAGACATTATGAGCGTCCCTTTCACCCTGAGATTGGCTGCCAGATACACGGTCTTTTGTTTGAAAACTTTAACCCTGTGACTGTACAGGTTATGAAGAGATCCATTACTGATACTATCAGTAAGTTTGAGCCAAGAGTAACGATATTGGAAATTAAACTGCGAGAAAAAGCAGATGATAATGCTGTTGTATGTGACATAATTTTTAGACTTAATAACTCTGATAGACCCATTACTTTAACAACCCTAATAACAAGAGTAAGATAATGTCTAACCTAAGAATAGCAGAACTTGATTTTGATCAGATCAAGACTAACCTAAAAACATTCTTGAATGCTCAGTCTGAATTTACAGACTATGATTTTGAGGGATCAGGTCTTTCAACATTGTTAGACATACTTGCATACAATACCCATTATAATGCTTATCTGTCAAATATGGTAGTTAATGAAATGTTTTTAGATTCAGCAGTTAAGAGATCTTCTGCTGTTTCTATAGCCAAGCATTTAGGGTACACACCGGTATCAACAAGAGGTTCTATTGCTAATTTAGATATTGTTGTTACAAACCCAACTAATCTTCCAGCATCCCTTACTATGGATCGCTACACCCCTTTCACCTCTACGGTTGACGGGGTAACCTATACATTTTTAACTACTCAAGCCAAGACTGCTTTAAGAGTAGGTTCTACTTATACATTTTCAGACGTCGATGTAACCGAAGGTACGTTGTTAAGCTATAGTTATGTAGTATCAGACACAACACCTAACAGTAAGTATGAAATACCAAATACAGCTGTTGATACTACTACAATACTTGTTAGTGTTCAGACATCATCGACCGATACTACGACTACCACATATACACTATCTACCGATATTACAGGTTTAGATGGTACATCAAAAGTATATTTTCTTGAACAAAACACTAAAGGTAATTATCAAATATACTTTGGGGATGGGATTATAGGTAAGAACCTATCAGCCGGTAACATTATTACAATTCGATATATGGTAGCTACTGGGTCAGCTGTTAACGTATCAAGTACAGTAACTCAATCATTTACAGCCGGTACTACTATAGGTGGTTCAAGTAATATTGCTATTACAGTTAACAGTAATTCAACCGGTGGTGCAGATGCTGAAAGTATTACATCGATTAAATTTAATGCGCCTAGAGTTAACGCATCTAAGAATAGAGCGGTTACAGCTGCTGATTATGAGTCTTTAATCTTATCTAATTATGCAGGCGCAGAATCTGTATCTGTATGGGGTGGCGAAGATAATGATCCTCCATTTTATGGCAGAGTAATAATTTCACTTAAACCGTTCCCCGGGTTTACTATTTCGGATGCAACAAAAGAGTCTATTGCTACTAATATTTTAAAATCCAAACAAGCACTCACAACTACACCTGTTTTTGTTGATCCAGTTTTTTTCCATGTAGGTATAAGCGCTGATGTGATTTATAACTCTTCAGCTACTACCCTATCTTCAGAACAAATTAAAGCACAGGTTAATGATGCTATTACAACTTATTTTTCTACAAGTCTACAAAAATTTAATAAAAATTATATTCATTCATCGTTAATTAATGCTATTTTAGCTAAAAACAATTCTATTACAAGTGCATTGTTAACTGTAAAGCTACAGAGAAGAATATTACCAACTCTAAACACAGTTAACGTCTTTAGTGGGGATACTTCAATTAAGTTTAGAAATGCTATTAAACCTGGTACATTAACCTCAAGCTACTTCTTTATATCTATAAACGGTGTTACTACATTAGTAAAAATAACCGATCTACCAGACACAACACCTTCTAGTGATACAGGTACTGGAACATTGCGAATTGTTAATGCTACAACGGATGCTATTTTATTGTCAAGCATTGGAACTGTAAGTTATGGGACTGGTATTGTAAGCATTGCGAGTATTACACCGACAGGACTTCCTACAGGTACCACCGACATTAGAATTACTGGCAGCGTACAAGAGGCAAGTTATAATCTATCGGTATCCCGGAATGAAATATTAATCCAAGACGATACTACATCAACAAGAACCGGTGGATTGATAGCCGGTACAATTGTAAATGTTACTGCATTAGTATAATATGGCAACAACACGAATTAAAGAAAAAGTATCGCAACTGGTTAACAGCCAGTTACCTGAATTTATCAGGTCTGACTATACTACGTTTGTTGCTTTTCTAGAATACTACTATCAATTTTTAGAGCAAGATCAAAACGCTTTAGAGCTGGTACAAAATGCAAGACAGTACAGCGACATCGATCAGACTGCAGATTCATTTGTAAATTATTTTTTAAATAATTATGCAAAAGACCTACCTCAAAGTTTATTAGTTGATAAAGGTCTATTAATAAAAAGAATTAAAGGTCTATACGCCGCTAAGGGTGGAACATTATCTATTGAGACGTTATTTAGAATCTTATATGATACTGCCGCGTTAACTAGATACCCTTACGATTCCGTATTAAGACCTTCTAATGGTAAATGGAATCAACGAAATTCGCTTCGTGTACTTAGAACATCGGGTAGTGCAGGTGACATTAAAGATCGCTTCATTACTTTTACTAAAAATCGAATTGAATATACAGCAGAAGTAATACGGGTTAAGACACTTGATACTAATTTATTTGAGATATTTTTTCATGCACCTTACCCTGTACCGTTCGATTTAAACGATACAATATCAATAAGTAACGCCACAGGTGTTATATTTACAGGTACATTACAGCCTACGTTAACAACGACGAGAATTATCTCCGGTGGTAGTAACTTTAATGCCGGTCAAGTCTTTACACTTTCTATTGCAGGTGGATTAAATACTCTTGTTAGAATTACAAAGGTCAGTAGCACCGGCGCAATTGAAAGACTAAAAATATTAAGTTATGGGTTTGGATTTAATGAGAGTATCTCTATTAACCTTTCAAATACCGGTGGTGTATCGGCTCGAACTAAATACCTAAATACAAGAAGCGGTGGATTCTCTGAAACTATTACCATTTTAAGACCCCATTCAACATCAAGTGCAGATAGGTATTTTGATACAGATTACATATCTCCTTACGACTTTACTGGTGATGATCTTGTAGCTCAGAATATAACATCACAGTTATTAACCTCAGTTACTACAACAGGAACAGAAAATCCTAATGATGCTGTTCTGTCATTTAGTACTGGAGCAATTGCAAGATACCCCGGGGAGTATACCTCGACACAAGGCTTCTTATCCGAATCCGATAATAGGATTCAGGATGATGAGCTGTACCAACCGTTTGCATATCAAATTGTATCAGAATTAGATATTAGTGTATTCTATGATATAGTTAAAAAACTTATACACCAGGCGGGTACTAATTTATTTGTTGACCGTGTATTATCTGCAACTGCTGATATATCAGGTATTATCAGTGTTCAAAGTAGAAAAAATGTTAACTCTGAACTGAACAGCGTATTTACAACTCTTGATGCAGCATCTAAACTAATAAGAAAATTAGCCGATAATGATAATGTAATTACATCAGCAGAAATTACTGATTACCAGTTAACCAAACCTCTAACTGACGATACAACCATCTCTGATGTAATTACAATTAGTGTTTTTAAAGCCCTTACTGATGATCTCGAGTTTAGCGATAACAATATATTTACCCTTAATAAGGTAGAGTTAGATGATGCTATTGTAAGTGATTTAGTTGAAGATTATACTGATAATGTAGGCGCAACGGGTTACTTCTTAGAAACTTATGCTGCTACAACAGCAATCTCATTTAGTTAACATACATGATAGCTTGTATAAATATAACACAGAACTTCTTATAGGAATAAAACATGTTCACAGAATCGATAAATGTCAAAGGTAACTTGGAAGTTATTCTTTTAGACGAGACCGGCAAACAAAAAGACTATCGTAAAATTAATAACCTAGTTGTAGCAGTTGGTAAGGATACGATCGCATCTAGAATGGTTGGTAACACAACTGCAATTATGAGTCATATGGCTGTAGGTTCTTCTAATACATCTCCTGCAACTTC